AGGAGCATTATACGTCCAAGCGACTGCTTGAGCAAAACTTAAACTTTCGTACCACTTGATAAAGGCTCTAAACTCGACTCCACCCCTTTTTGATATTCCACTGCTATCCGAGTCATTGATTGCAGATTGAGGAGAAAAAAATTAGTGAGATGCTCCGTGACCCACAATAGTAAATGCTGAATCTCAACAGGGCTAAACATAATTTCTTCGAGGTTGGCTTCTTCAATAACCTGACCCTTACCGTCATACTTGTTAAATAAGTTGACAATGACAGCTTCTTGAACCTGAATATCGGTCAAGATAAGAGAAACCGTTGAGACGTTTTGAATCAATTTGGCGAGTCGATTTTGCAAACCATAAGTCATTTTAAGCTCTCGGCCATCCGAGAGGTTAAAATGGGGATTAGGGTTTAAAGGTTGGATAGGTTGTGACGTTTGCTGATTAGACATTGTAGTTGGCCGCTGGTTTAAGTTACTTTATTGTACTCAAAAAAAAGCCCTCTTGCGAGGGCTTTAAATAGCCAAATAGTGCGACCTATTTAATTGATAGTGTACAAGAAAGCTGGCGCACCGTCAAACTCATCACGAGAGCGAGCATATTGTGGGTCAGCAGGTACTAAATCGTACACGTCAAACTCAAAGGGCATATTGGCGTAATCGCTGGTTTGGAAAGTTAAATCGAAACCTTTGGTGACGCGCAACTTAGGAATTTCGATACACACTTCAACATTATCGGCCATAGAGCCAACAATCTTAGCAGCCAAGAAAGGTTGTTCAGACTTGCGGCCAATTGGGACGATGGAACATTTGCGAACAGTGGCACCCAAAGGGATAGCAATATTATTGAGAGGAGCATCAAAAACGAGAGTACTTGGGCTGCCAGTAGTTTTATTACTAATACGGCGAGGGTAAACTTGGTCGTCAGTCCCAACTTGTAACATAACGTAGTCGCCTATGTTGAAATTAGCAACATTGGCAACCTCAACAGTAGCCCCACCAGTAGGTAAAGCAGTAGTCACAGTAGTCGAAGCAGCAGTTAAAGCAACATCATAACCCGCAAAACCTAAAGCGTAAGTCCAGTTTTTAGCGTTGTATTCATAAATAGCCGCACCCATAGAAACAGGTTCGCCTGTTTTAATAGAGTGAACAACGCTGTTACGAACGCCTTGGGTTAATTTGATGTAACTGGCTTCCGCCATGATTTTTACATCTTTAACTAAACCGATAGAGTGAGTAGCAGGGGTAAAATTACGCAAGTCAGCAGGAGCACCCAACATAATGGTGGCTGTGCCGACTGCAAAGTTAATGGATTGGGCTTCACCAGCCATGTTGGTTCTCCGAATAAGTTATTACAAAAGTAATACAGTTGGTACTTGAGGCTCTATGGTAGCATACATTATTAACAAATTAAACACTGTAAAGAGAAATCAAAAATGGCTAATATATCACTCGGTCAACGCTTACAACGTGGAAAAGTAAAAAGTATTCGTACATCTGTTGCTTTTCCAGAAGACACTTTAAAACTTGTCAAAAATATCGCTATCTGTAAAGTTAGAACCCCTAGCGATGTTATCATTCAAGCTCTTGAACTCGGCTTACGTCAATTAGCTGCTGACAACTTTGCTAAAGGTGGTCAACTTGATAAAGAAGAGATACAAGAAATCACAAATAAACTCACATAGTTCTTGTGCATTTAAAAGGGACTCCGATGAAACGCGCAGCGCGAGATTTAGAGTCCTTATTTGTCGGTAACACAGTGACATCTTCCATAATAATCAAATTCCCTAAAATCGGCACTCCCTCTGCATCATAAAGCTGAATTGTTTTCTCGGGAAACACTCATCAAGCACAAAACTCGTAATCTGACGCAAGCGGAATAAGCTTGGGTCATTTAACGTGGCCACACCCAGTAAGAATGTCCCCTCAATAAAATGACTATCAAGTTTAAACTCTAAATTGTAAGAGCCGATAACATCGGTCTTTGGCAATTCTTCTTCTTCGGGCGCGGTGTCAAAGAGGACAACGGAGATGTTAGTACCTAATTGAGCGTTAGCGGCCTGAGCAAGTTGATTGCAGAAAGCAAGCACGGTGCTTTCAAGAATGTTTAAGATGCCGTTTTGGATGTACATTTTTTATCTTCCTACTAAACCTTTAGTTTTGTAAAACTCTCTAAAAACATGAGGAAGTTTAACACGGTAGTACCAGTTTAATAAACGGTCAACAGTGGGTCTTAAAGGTCTGTGACCCTTTTGATTTTTAGCTTCTTGGTTATTTATCAGTTTAGATAATGGAAAACCCTTTGCGGCTGTATTATCGCTTCTAGGTATAAACAGCTTGGCGAGACTTACCGAGTAAGCATCATTACCTGAGTTTAAATCTCGTAGATTAGGTAGTTTAGGGAAAGCTCTAAAACCAATCGTGAAAGTTTCAGTTAGATTGGTAATGTCCCTGTTTCCAGAGGTTTTTAACTTCCCTAAGAAGGCAGCCTCTGCAACAGCTTTACCGCCTTTTAACTTAACGTCCTCACCTTTGGCCGTTTTAAAAATAATGTCATTAGCCGTAACGTGACCCACAACATTGAGAGCTTTCTCGGGTCCCCATGAGTTTTTAAGATATTGTTCTAAAGTTTGCTGGGGTTTTCCGCTCAATTTTTTCTTCTTTCTAGCTTTGTTACCTTCGGCACTCCCGACAACACCGTAAGAGAAGAAAGAGGGAACGGCAAGGCCGTGTCTCTTTTTCTTCAAAAACCATTGTCTGTTAAGATACTCCCAATTGATACCTAAGCTTCGAGTTTTAGCCGTTAGAGGGGAGCTATCTACAATATCTGGTGAAAAGGATTGAGAAGCAATAAAAGTATTAATAAAAGTATCGTGAAAATGGCGAAGTTCATTATTTAAAGCAACAGCAGCGCGTTTACGGTTAGTTTCTGAAAAAACGTCTCTCAGCACCGCAGGTCTTAATTGAGTAAGCTGCTCTTGCAGCGAGATTTTTTTAAACAGTTCCTCAAAACCTGTGCGCTGTTTGGCCACCCTAAACCTCCACCTTGTAAATGTCCTGTTCTTTGATGACACGTTTTACGACTAAGCCATCAAGTAAATCACCGACTTGAACAACCTCGGTCATCCAGTAGCAAATCTGTTCGTCAGTCTTTTTGGTGACGCTCATGCCAAAGCCGTCAGTCTTCTTTTTGCACCAGAGCAGTTGAACGGGGGGCATCATATTATCGACAGGTTTTTTAAGCCCTGTGAGTGGGTCGGTAATAAAAACTTGTTGGACTTGCCATTCAACTTGGTCGGGGAGAGGGATGAGGCGGTAAATAACGTCAAAGGGTTCTTTAGAGTAACTGCTCAAGGCATAGTGGTTACGCATAAAGATAATGTGGTCTCCTGCAAAGGCAATCGCACGGTGGCTAACCCTTAACAGTCGGTTCACTTCTTCCGTACCTGTCAACTCCCCCGTGGCATCAACGATATGGCCTTGAATTAGACACCTGCGGGTAAGGTTAGTCAGCAATTTTTTAAAACGGCTGTTGTGGAACTTAACCATCATTAAGCTCCTGTGAAGGGGTCAGTGGGTTGGGTAACAGCAAAGGCAGTGGCAAAGCCGACAACTTGTTCAGTCTCAAGGCTTTCAATCGTTTCAGCAAGCTCAATCTTAAGCTTTTCAACTAACTTGTAAGGGTCAAGTTTTGTTGCGCGTTGAAAACTTGCTTTCTCCTCATCGGTTTTTTGAGCAATACGTTGCGGCAAGCTGAGGGCAAGGTTAATCGCACTCTGTAAACAAACGGCTTTGTTGGCTTGGTCGCCAGCATAACCCTCAGTTGTAAAGGCAGTGGTAAAGGTGCTGCCATAAGCATTAGCCAAAGCGTAATAAGCAGAGATAAGGTCAACTTCTTCATCTTCTAACTCCTCGTAACTTAAACCGAGCAGTGTTCTTACTGATTGAGGTGTGATGGTCAACGGTAAGAACTGTGTCACCTTGTAGGAGGTCATTTCTTTTAGCGAAACACCCTCGTAAATGTAATCCAAAGTGGCTAAACGTATCTCGTTGGTGTTAGCCCCTGTGAGCGTATTTACGCTGCTTGGGATAGCGAAAATTAAGGTGCTGCCTGTTGGGTTAACCCGTGTCTCCGAGTGCAGTGTAGCCCCGCTACGATTGCGTACAGTGAGGACGGCATTGGTGCTTGGGTCTGGAACAACAAAGTCATTACCAAACTTTAAATCAAAGGTAAGGCTTGAAGCCTGTGCTGTTTCGACCCACATGGTTAACCTGCCTTTTTAGCTGAGGTTTTAGTTTTGCTTACAGGTTCAGCTTTTGGTTTTAAACTTTCCAGTAATTTCTCAACTGAACCTGCATCAAGCAAGTCATCTTGAGTAAGATTCGCAGGGAGGTTATCAGCTAACACTTCCAAGTCACCTTTGCGAATGCGCTGGGAAACAAAGCTGTCTTTTTCAACAACCGTGGCGATGCCCACATCAATGGAACCGCTACGGGTCAAAAGCATAAAAGAGCCTGTTGTTTTTACAATACACTTATTCATTATCATCTCCAAAAGATAAGAGGTATTTTATCCTAATAAAAAAGGCAGCGAAAGCTGCCCTTTTCTCAAACCGCCAAGCGTTAAGCTAAAACGTCTAAAACTACACGGGCTTCTGGGATAGCCAATTTGTAGCCAGTGGTTTCAGTTTTAACATACTTGATGCTTTGGTCGATGATAGAACGCTCACTTTCGCTGATGTTCGAGTTAGCTTCAATCAATTCTTCGATACATTCGTTCTTAGCCATACAGATAATTTTACCTGCTGGAACAGCCGAAGATAACGAAATGTTCAAATTCAAACCGTTTAAAGCGTTCATACGGGTGTTAATAACAGGCGCACCCATTTCACCCATGGACATTGGCACACTACCGTTGCCGCTGATTGTTGGTGCTTATAAGAACATCAAGTCAACGTACATATCGTAGTTACAAACTAAGGTATCCACAGGGAAACCATCTTTAGCACGTTTCATTAAGAACTTGCTTAAAGCTTTGTAGTTACTTGCACTGACTTCGGTTTGAACACCACCAGCAAAGGTGGAGAAGTTAATCACTTGAGCAGCCGCGTTAACACCATCACCATTGATAAGAATGTTGGTAGCAGCAGACACTTTGCTCAATTCAGCATCACGCAAGATACGAGCGGCGAAAGGTGTTAAGATGTCTAACGAAGCACGGCGAGCGAACTCATAAGAAATCTCGATACCAGAACCACGTTTGCCTAAACCAACAGTGTTTTGGCTGGTGCGAACAGAACGCATGGGCACACGACCCAATTCAGACACAGTGTAGGTCTTACGTTGGTCAGCATCGTCTTCCATGTAAGTCGTAATCATTTCAGAGCCGTCAATAGTACGGCTTTGAGAAACGATAGAGGCGATGTTTTCAGCAACTTCTAAACGAGTTTTTGCCTTCAACATATCGTCAACGATTTCAGGGAACAATGCGCGAGTACCTGCATACGTTTGGAAGGTGTTAGAAGCCGCTTGCAAGAACACACCACGCTCGAAGTCATTCGCGTGAGGTAAGTTTAAAGCAAGTTTAGTGGCTTCGTAACCGTTTAAACCAGCGTATAGAGCTTTATTTTCTGACTTTTCAGGGGCGACAGCTAAAGTTAAATAGTCGCGCATCGACAAGCCGTAGGACTGAGCTTCGCGCACCAACTTTAAACCATTGTCGGTGGACTCGTGATTACTGTCAGTCGCTAATTGAGCTTTAACTTGTTCAGGAGAAAGCTTATCTTTGTTAATTAAATCACTTAATGGACGAATAGCCATGATAATACTATCTCCGTTTAGATAAAGGCAACGTCAACAGTGGTAGTACCCACAGCGACAACGAAACAACGTGAGTTAGTGCCTGTTTTAACAGCACCAGCACCCGCACCAACAACACCATCACCAACAGCGACAACACCTGATTTAGTCCAAGTGAAGCCACCTTTGAATTCAACGGTACCAACCAAGATGCCCTCTTGGACACGGTTTTCTACGACTTTTAAACAGCCATAAATAACATCGGTATTACCAGCTAATTTAAAAGTGTTATTAGCCGTGGTGTCGAGCGTAACAGGTTTACCTTCGTCAGCCTTAGTAATACCTGCGGCGAGGTAAACGGTGCGGCGGAACTCTGAATGCGGAATACCAACAAGGCTGATACCACCGCTTGCGATTTGCTGTGCCATCGCTGTTCTCCAAATTAATTGCGTTTAGGGGTTTTAAAAGCGGATGAAGCACCAACCGCAGTTGTTTTAGGTTTATCCGCATCAGAGTGAGTGGCATTTAAACCTGCAACACCACCTAGAGGGATACGGAAAGGACGTTGAGACAATTTAGCTGTTTCAGCATCCTCAAAAACTTTAACCTTAGCTTGGGCTTCGGCTAACTGAGCTTCGGCAGTTGCCTTAGCTGCTTCTAATTCAACTTTAGTGGCTTCAAGCTCGTTCTTGGCAGCTTCCAAAGTGTCAACTTGGGCTTGGGTAGCGGCAATAGCTTGTTCAGCGTCAGCGAGCTTGGCAGTGGAGATGCTGTAATAGCCTCAATCTGAGCAGCCTTAGCTTCGGCAGCAGTTAACTTAGCTTGAACCTCAGCAGACTTAGCTTCGGCATCGGTTAATTTAGCTTGTAATTCGGCGATAACCACAGGGTCTTCTCCTAAAACGGGTTCGGAGTCTAAGTTAGCGTGTTGAGTAAACAACATAAACTCAGGCGATTTAATGCTGGCCACGAGTGCAAGTTCAGGTTTACCGAAGTCGGCAGCTAAAGTGCGCTTCTGAATACCCAGAATCTTGGCTCCGTTGCTTGCGCCTTTAGAGACAGCACTCAACTCACGGAACTGACCCAAGCCATTGGGTTTTAAGTGGTGGTTGCCCATACCAATAACATGGCCGTTGGCGCACGTTTGATTCCAGAGTTTAGACTCATCGCTCATCAGGTCATCCCCACAAGCGGAGCAAAGCAACTGCTTGAAGGACATACCGACAGAAACTTCTTCAACAACACCATTGTCAATCTTATTGGCGAGGTCTTCGTGAGCGGTTAAGTCAATAAAGGCAAGAACACGGAGTTCGTCAAAACCTTTAATGTTCTTTTGAGCTTCACCGTAGAACACACGGCCAACAGGGATTTCATAACCCTGATTGTGCAAGGTGTGAAAAGGAACATAGCCACCTGCGTTTAAGTAAGTCGCTGCTTCTTCAAACGTCTGAGCCGTAATTTGGGCTTGGTCGAAGATGCTCCACTTCTTACTTAACGGTAAGGATGTTACTGCTGTCATTTCAAAAACAGCAATCTGCTCCCAAGTGGGTTCAGAACCCATGTTGGCAATGACTTTAGCTTTAATGTCATCAGTAATATCTATGCGTTTGGGCATGGCTGTGTAAACAAATGTTTAGGTTGTGTAAAGAATAACATTAAGCGAAAGCGAGAGCAAGGGTGAGTGAGCAGAATAGGCAAGCTCTGCGAGGCCGTTTGAGGTAAATGTCAAGAAACCCTCACCATTTCAGTCTTTCCTCTCTACCCCTTACCGAAGTAAGCGGCATTATTTCCGTATTGAAGACTGCCACTGCTATTGTCCAAGCCGTTGGCGATAGTGTACCACAA